CAACAGACTCTGACTCTGTTTGTTTTGGTTCGAATCCAGATCTGGGAGCACATTTTCCCTTAGTGTAACGGCAACACATCTGACTTTGACTCAGATATTCCTGGTTCGAATCCAGGGGGGAAAGCAAGATGAAATGATTAATGCTATAATATATTAGAAAGGTTTGGATAATGGAAAAGCCTCCGATAACTACGATCGATATTGATCATTTTGATATTTGGTATAACACCAAAGATCCAAATTTTACACACCTATGTAGACAATCTAACATTCCAGATAGGTGGATGTCCTACCAGAAGGTATTATCTGGACAAAACAAAGACTCAATCATCAAGCCAATTAATAGGTATGTAGAAAGACTTGTGCCACCACCAAAACTAATTAGTATTAAAGATAATATTGTTAGACTTCGGCAGGGCAACCATGCAGAGATGTTCTTGCTAGAAAAAGAAGATGGCGAATTCTATAACGTTGATCGCCCATGGCAAAGACAGTACTACAATACAGCATTAGATTTGCAAGCAGAAAACTGCTTTCCTGGAACATTTAAATTTTATGTGCCATGGTTTATTGATGAAAACGTACACGTATACTTTTATCAAGCAGAAGAAGGGTCTCCATTTGTAACGTATAATACAATGGCCCCATACCATAAGGTGCCAGAAGATTCACTATACGTTGAGCCACACTTTGTTCCTTTTAAATTTAAGAGGGTTGGCCCTCATATGATTGATGATAAGTTTGGGAAAATACCAAAGCAGTCTGGAATGTATGACATGGTCTTCTATGCAGATGATATAATAGTAGAAAGAGTAAAGGAATTTTATGACAAACAAGATTGAGTTTTACCCTCTGAATGATGAGGTAGCAGCATTTGTACCAGAACCATCTCCAGCTTCTAGAAGCTTGCCACAGTGGTATAAAGACACACCTGGATCTATCGATTCTGGAGAGATGATGGCACAGGTTGGACAACCAGCCAGCACTGTGAAGAAGTGCATGCCAATATTTGACATGATAACTGCAGGGTACATCCTAAAGCTTCCAATGGATGTTTATGTAGATGCAACTGGAGAGAAGCTATCTTACCAGATTCCAATGGCAATGACAAAGTTCAAGGGTGACATGTTTGCTACCCATGAGCGTAGACAGTATGACAAGTACCCATATGGAGATAAGTGGCACCAAGACTTGCTACGCATAATGCCATTCTGGATTATCAAGACTCCAAAGGGCTATAGCACAATGATTACTCAGCCTTTCCACGGAGACTCTTCTCCACTATATGCAGTTGCTGGTCTAGTTGATACTGATGGCTTTGCAACTGATGGACACTTCTCGTTCTGGGTAGAAAAGGGATTCAAGGGTACGATTCCTCAAGGTACTCCAATTGCACAGGTCATCCCGTTTAAGCGTGATGACTGGGCTATGGAGCTTCGTGACTACGAAGATACCAAGAAGGACATTCTCCCACAAAGATTTAATCTACGTAGTACTTTTAGCAACGGGTATAAGAATAAGTTCAGAAGTCGTAAAGAGTATAAGTAAACATGGATAAGCCACTGGAAATTACTTTTATTCCAGCAGATAAACAGGATGAGTCAAATCCGAGACTGTTTCCTCCAGAGCCTGCTGTTAGACATATACCAGAGTGGTATAGGTCTTTAGCACGCCATGATCAGTCAAATGATGACATAACTCTTAAGCCTGAAAATCACATTGGCACAGATGGTGCCCAAGTGTCAACAAAAATGTGCATGCCATTCTTCGATGCAATTACTGCTGGGTATCAGTACTGCTTAGAAGATGACCTGTATGTTGATATGGACGAGAGAGGGCATCCAATATTGTCTTGGAAGGGTAGCGTAATGCTAGTTGATACAAGGCCTATATTTGATGTCCCTCTTCCAGACAACTGTCACCCAATCCACTACGGATGGAGAATGAACTGGTTTTATGAAACACCACCAGGATACTCTGTCTTAATTACACACCCAATGAACAGGCACGACTTGCCATTCTATACTCTGTCTGGAATAGTTGATGCAGACATTTGGGGTCTTCCAGTATTCACAGCATTCTTCCTGAAGCGTGGATTCCGTGGTGTGATTCCAAAAGGAACTCCAATCTTCCAGATGATTCCATTTAAGAGAGATAACTGGGAACTCAAGGTTGATAATACACAGGATACTATTGATGAGCACTGGTTCCGTGGAGAGAATAGACGTTCAATGCTTTACGGCTACTACAAGAAGACTGCATGGAGAAAAAAGATCTTTGGTGTGTTTGGCAAAAGAGAAAGGTCTGTAGAGCATGACGACTAACAAGCATGTTGCAATATTGATCATTTCATACAAAGACAAGAACCTGCCAGAATTTGTTTCAAATCTTAAAAGCATTACCAAGGTTCATCACTCTATTGAAGTGTTTGACCAGCATCCAATAAATCACTCAAAAGAATTTAGTGAAATAGAAGAGTGCTCTTACGATCACCAGAAGTGGGATGACATTGCTGGACCAACGATTAAGAGAACAGAGAAGATCCATAATCGGATGCACAACGCTACACACATATGCGTGATGACTCCAGACGCTGCATTGAAGCCAGGCTGGGATGAAAAGCTTGTTGAGATTGTAGATAATGCAAACATTATAATTTCTGGAAATGGTGAGGTTAGCGTATCCCATGGAGACTTGTTCTCATTAAAGGCAGAGTACAAGATCTCTGACAAGATTAATAAGACACAGTTTGTTGATAAGAATTTTATATTCGCAAGAGCTGAAGCCTTTCAAGAGATAAGGATGCCAGACTTTTTAAAGTATGCTGGGGAAGATGAGTACTGGACCATATCCTTTATGTCTCAGGGCTATGACATCTATTCTGCATCACAAGATATATATGTAGACACTAAGTATAGATCAGTAGAGAACACCTACCATACCTTTTCTTCAGAGCATAACTACAACACTGTCGTTGACTTGTTGCACAAAAATAATATTAGAGAATATAAGATTATAGAAAAAGCAGTAGATGAGTTTTTTAGTTTTCATGGCCTATCGCCAGATAAGATTAACAAGCTTCCCTACCAGACAAATGATGTAAACTATAATCCATACAATCTTCAAATGCACGAAGTTGATGCTAGAAGATTTATTGCAGGAACTAAAGCGGTATACTAGAATAGGATATGATATGCATAATATAAGAGTAGTAAATAACTTTGTTGATCCAGAGGATGCTAAGCTATACATGAAAGAGGCTAAGAATCCTAGTAAGGTAGAGCCAGTTCCAGATTACTACAAGGAAAGATTTGGTGGCAGTGCACTTCCGTACAATGAGAACACTAGATACCTTAACAAGAAGTATGGAAGAAAAGCTGCAGAAACCGTAAAAGAGCTTTATGGCTTTGTCAATCCAGTCTATGTCTATAAGGTTTTTATGAACCACACAACAACAGCTGGGTATGTCGGACCAATACACACTGACTCCGTTAACCCAGAGCCATGGATTGAATGGAGTGCGGTTATATACCTAGACGATGACTTTGAGGGTGCAAAGCTTCATTTCCCTAATCAAGCATTTGTGTATGACCCAGTTCCACTAGAAGCTGTGTTCTTTCCTAGCTCTGGATCAGAACACATGCACGGCATATCTGAGCTAAAGTCTGGAGAGCGATTCTCTGTTGTTGTTTGTCTAACTAGCCAACCATGGAATGCTGATCCAGACATGCTTGAACCAACTGATGAGTTGTACTATCAGGCAACGCTATATGATATGGAGGAGAACTCATGAAGCGTGAGATACTAGATCTTGGTCTTGTTTATTACACAGATGTTATCAAGAATCCAAACCAGGTAGTTGATGAGATAGAATCATTGATGGCTAGGATTGCTTCTGGTGAGCATGGTGATAATAACATCCAAGCAGAAGACTGGGACCCATGGTGGGATAGCCACATGGATAAGCCATTCAACTATCGTAAACCAATCTTTAGGGAGTCTTCAGTGTCTCCATCTGGATACTATGCAAAAGAATTAACTAGCATAGCACAGTCAATTTATGGAGGACTTGATCAAGCTTTTGAGCATTACTCAACTGTTCTTTACCCATTTGCTAAGCAAAATATTAAATCAGAAGAGCCTGGTGATGGCATACTTAAGTATGTTGACAGTGGCCATCTGCCTGCACACCACGACCACGGAATTAGTAGTCGTGTGCTTTCTGCAGTAATATATCTGAATGATAGTTATGATGGTGGAGAAATTGAGTTTGCCCAGTCTGGCGTAAAGATTAAGCCAGAAGCAGGAAGCGTAATATTCTTCCCATCAAACTTCCTATACATCCATGAAGTCATGGCAGTCTCAAATGGGACTAGGTATGCGATACCACACTGGTATCACAACATGAAGACACCAATACTATCCAATGGCAGCGTGTAAAATGAAAAAGATTATTGATGAGATCAAGTTTCGTATATGGAAGTTGAAGAACCGCAAGAAGCTGAAGAAGAAAGATTATATATACTAACATGGACCACAGCAATCGTGTAAATTTTGGACATATCGTTAATGGTAATTTGATGCCATTTTCTAGAGAATTCACTAATAGTGGATGGAGAAAAACAGGTCCTGGCCCAGGCATTGGAGACCACGACTGGTACGACAAGATAGATCTAAACATAAACTCAAATGGGTTTAGGTGTGATGATTTTGTTGAAAAGGGCAAGCATGACGGTGAGCATATCCTTTTCGCTGGATGCTCTGTTACATGGGGTGATGCCCTAGTACAAAAAGATACCTGGCCTTCAATGGTATACGATAGGATATCTGCACATAAGAAGACTAGTGGATTCTTTAACATAGGATTTCCTGGGATGAGTATTATCCAACAAATATTTTGGATTATGAAATATGCAAAGACCTTTGGTAATCCAGATACTATATTTTTCTTAATGCCAAATCCTGGAAGATTTGTTAGCGTTGGATACATTGGCGGTAGTGGTGAAGAAGAGCTGGGAAGCTCCCTCATGGAGACTGACAATGAAAGAGGAGACCCAGGATCACTTCTATTGGCATCATACATTACGTTTGAATGCTACTCAATGCTAGAAGATTTCTGTAAGGCAAGTGGCATAAGACTAATATCGTCAACGTGGTCTTACGGATCAGAAAGTGACGCATTGCGTGACCATAGAGTTATTGGAAAAACTTCTCCACTTTTTGAGGGAAAGTTTGACACATTCTTTAATCCTCTTGAAAATGGAGTAGATCCAAACAGATTTATTTATGAATATACAAATGAACATCCAGAAGCTACAATAAAAGCATTAGATAACATGCACCCTGGATCAGCAGAGCATGCATACTTTGCAACAAGAATGTTAGATTGGTATCGTGAAATAACAAATGAAGATATTAGGTTTTAACGAGACTTCCCACGATGCTGCTGTAGCAGTAATTGATGGGGATAAGATATTGTTTGCAGGTCATGCAGAAAGATATAGCAAGATAAAGAATGACTGGTATACAAATCCTGAACTTTGGAATGATGCCACCAAGCAAGGGGAGCCAGATGCTATCGCATACTATGAAAAGCCATGGCTAAAAAAGATTAGGCTATCCCTACGTGGTGGTGCTGCAGACTGGAAACCACTTAACAGATACGATGTTTCATTTAAGCATCACTATTCCCATGCATGTGCAGGATACTACACTAGTCCATTTAACAAGGCAGCCATAGTTGTACTTGATGCAATGGGAGAGTTTGCCACATCCACTGTTTGGGCTGGAGATGGAGAGGATATAAAGCTGGTCAAAGAAGTTAAGTATCCACTAAGCTTTGGCCTTTTCTATACTGCATTTACCAAGCTGATAGGATTAAAGCCAAATGAGCATGAGTATATTCTTATGGGAATGGCAGGGTACGGAGATCCAAGAACCTACTATGAAGATGTAGCGTCATACTTTCCAAGCATAACTAGACAGAAGTATAACTACCATAAGGGAATAGTAGACTGGCCATACAATATTCTTAAAGAGCAGGATAAATTTGATATCGCTGCAGCAGTTCAGTTTGTATATGAAGAAAGATTGATTGAGTTTATGTCTCAGGTCAGAGAGTCTCTGCCTGAATACAAGAACCTTGTTTTTATGGGTGGCTGTGCACTTAATGCTTCAGCAAATACGAAGCTCTGGAGATTCTTTGACGACATCTGGATCATGCCAAATCCAGGAGATGCAGGTAGCTCACTTGGAGCTGCCCTAGCACTTCGTAAGGAACATGTTAAATGGGATGGACCATACCTTGGGTATGACTTGGGTAATGAGTACCCAGTTGATAAAGTATTTGAAGAGCTGATGACTAACAAGATCTGTGCTGTTGCTGCTGGTAGAGCAGAGTTTGGTCCAAGGGCACTGGGTAACAGAAGCATCCTGGCTGACCCAAGAGATCCAGAGATTAAAGATAAAGTTAACATGATTAAACAAAGAGAATTGTTTAGACCTTTTGCACCAGTAATCATGGCTGAACACGCCTCTGAGTGGTTTGATATGGACTATGAATCACCGTACATGCAATATACTCCAAGATGTCTAAAGCCAGACCTTGTGCCATCAGTGGTTCATGTTGACGGAACTTCAAGGGTGCAGACAGTAACTAGGGAACAACACCCTGGCCTATATGCAGTACTTGAAAAATTTTATAAGGCAACTGGAGTTCCACTGCTACTAAATACAAGCCTTAACGTTAAGGGGCAGCCACTACTTAATGATCAGAATGATATTGAAGAATGGGAGAAAACTTACAATCATCGCATTGTGATATAATTTAATTATGAAAAATAAAGACAAAACTATCTTCATGACAATCCCTGCCTACAACGATCCACAGCTTATTACAACCATTGAGTCAGCACTTGCCAATGCGTTGTATCCAGAGCGTGTGCACTTTTGTATTGGAATGCAATATGATGATGACAAAATGCCAGACGTTTCTAGATTTATAAACAATCCTAACTTTACTTTTATTTTCTATGATGTTGAGAAGCGACCAGGTGTCTACTGGATTAGACGTGAGATGGCAGAAAAGCACAATGGTCAGGACTACTTCTTGATGGTTGATTCTCACATGATATTTGCAGAGTACTGGGATGCAAAGCTTATCAATGACTACGAAGATCTACGCAGACTGCATGGAGATAGAACTATCATATCCCAGCCAACTACATTAGATGTTGGCTCAACAATTGACAACAGAACAATTGATGATAGACCTCATTGGCAGATAGACTGGCTCAACAATCAGCAAAGCGTTGAAAGAACAATTGTTCCATGGACTACTCAGTACCCTTGGGAGGGTGAGAGATACCAGAGATCTTACTACTCTTGCAGCCACTTCTTCTTTACTAACAAAGATTATCTTACAGACGTAGGATTCCACCAAACCATTAGGTCATACTCAGAGGAGTATACGATTGCGATCACTTCATACCTATCTGGATGGGACTACTATGCTTTGCCAGAGACTGTTCGCATAGGACATGACGAGCAGAAGACTGCCAAGGCTATTTACAATAAGGACAGGTATACCCTTGCTGAAGGCAAGAGATACCAGGCCATCTTTGAAAATGATTATGAGAAGAAAGAGATTGAGAAGTTTGTATTCCTAGACAACTCAGAAATCTTTAAGGTTAAGAATCAACGAAGAAGCATAGATGATTTCTATGCAGAGGTTGATGAAAAGCTAAGGGATGCCAGGGAAGCCTTTATAGTAATACTTGGTCTCTGATACTCTGGTATAATTTTATACTGTCGTATAAGGAGGCCAAAGATGGCAGACAAAAACACGGCAGCCCTATTAATTGAGGTTGCGAAGAAGGAACTTGGAACAATTGAGGGTCCAAAGGATAATGAAACCAAATATGGTAAATTTACAAAGGCGAACTTCCAGCCATGGTGCGGAAGCTTCGTCATGTGGTGCGGATCTGAATCTGGGGTTAAGATCCCAAATACAGTTTATACACCAGCAGGGGTAGCCAGCTTCGAAAAGGCTGGCAGTTACTTCCATGCTAAGGATGGACACAAGCCACAGCCAGGAGACATCCTGTATTTTGATTTCCCAGAAGATGGGGTAAATAGAGTTTCCCATGTTGGAATATGCATCAAAGACAATAAAGATGGAACATGCGTAACTGTAGAGGGAAATACGTCTGGGACTGCAAAAGGAGACCAGCGAAATGGCGGAATGGTGGCGGAGAAAGTCCGTGGCTATTCTAAAAACAAAAAAGGTATTCAGATAAGCATAGTTGGTTGGGGTAGACCAAACTTTGCTGCATCTTCTAATACAGATAAAACATTCAGTCCTGATGATGTAGATGAGATTATTTGCGACTATCCAGAATCATAATGTGTTAGAATATAATTAGATAGAAGGAGGGCCAAATGGCCAATTATCAGTATCCGATTGACGGAGGAAAAAACAAAGGCTGGAAAATCAGCAGCAAGATGGGTTGGAGAGTTCACCCAGTCCAGAAGACAAAGAAGCACCACAATGGAACAGACATCTTTGGTTTGGGCAAAGGACCTTGGTACGTTGAAGCTTTCGCTGATGGAAAAGTTCTTAAGGCACAGAAGTCAACTGCAGCAGGTGGTGGCTTTGGCTACTATGTAGTTCTTCTACACAAGATTGATGGCGTATTCTACACATCTCTATATGCACACATGGCAGAAGGATCTTTGCAGGTAAAGCCTGGACAGACAGTTACTGCTGGTACAGTTCTAGGCAAGATGGGTACTACTGGTATGTCAACTGGTATTCACCTACACTGGGAAATCTGGAAGGGTAAGGAGCATGGATGGTCTGCAGATGGTAAGGGATTCGTAGAGCCAATTGGCTTTGTTGAGGCACTTATGGCAGCAGAGAAGGTCAAGGCATCTGCAGATGAGGTAACTCCTTCTGATGCACCTACTCAGCCACTCCCTGCACACTCAGCTATGGCCGAGGAAAAGCCTAAGCCAGCCGCAAAGCCTGCTGCTAAGCCTGCTGCTAAGCCAGCTGCAAAGCCAGCGGTAAAGGTGTATACTGTTAAGTCTGGAGACACTCTTGCAGGTATTGCGACAAAGAACAAGACAACAGTTGCCAATCTAGTTAAACTTAATGCTATTAAGGACGCTAACAAGATTGCAGTTGGTCAAAAAATTAAGCTTGGCTAGTTGACAAGAACTGCACTGGGTGGTATACTTAATATAGTATGCCACCCTTTGTGGCTTTTTACAGGAGGATGTATGGAATCACGTAAAAGAAGTTTGGCTAAAAGTATTAGCTGGCAAATCCTACACATGACAGTTGTTGCAGGAGTTGCATTTTTGATTACTGGAGAATGGGAAATTGCTGGATTACTAGCTATCCTAGAACTCTTTTGGGAGACTGCTGCATTTTATTTGCACGAACGTGCTTGGGCACGATGGGGAAAGAAGATAAAGTAATGCCAGTATACGAGTACGCTTGCACGTCATGCGAACATAATTTTAAAGAAACTAGAAGTATTCACGATCCATCTCCAGAGCATATCTGTGAGAAGTGTGGCTATAGAATGCGTCAAGTTATTGGTACCCCTGCGATTCAGTTCAAGGGCAGTGGATTCTATCGTACGGATAATAAGTAATGGTAGAAGAAACAATAAAAGAATGGACACTCACAGCAAACGATCGCTGTGATAGCTGTGGAGCACAGGCCTACGTCCACGTAACTGGTGTTACTGGAGACCTGCTATTTTGCTCTCACCACTACAATAAGGTCGTAGACAATGCAGTTGGATATGACAAAATCATGAAGTTTGCGTATAATATTGTTGATGAACGTGAACGACTAGTACAGAATAGGCTACAGGGAGATGACTAAAAGAGTATTGTTAACAGGAGGTGCTGGCTTCGTTGGAAGTCACGTGCTTAAACGAATCCTGAATACTACTGATTGGGAAGTGGTATGTCTTACTACATTCCACCACCATGGACTGCAAGATAGAATTATCTTTGCAACAGATGGATCAGAGGAAAAGCTAAAAAGAATTAAACTGCTTACGTGTGATCTAACTGCACCAATTTCACCAGTTACTGCTAAGCAGTTTGGAAAGATTGATTATGTAATTAATCTTGCAAGCGAGAGCCATGTTGATAGAAGCATTGCAAACCCTGCACCTTTTATCATTAACAATGTTCAGGCTATCTGTCACATGCTTGATTGGGCACGAGAAGCAAAGCCAGAAAAGTTTATTCACGTATCTACTGACGAGGTCTTTGGTCCGTACCAGGGTCGTAACTTTACTGAGTGGGACACACACCTACCAAGCAATCCATACAGTGCATCTAAGGCTGCACAGGAAGACATTATCTATTCATACTGGAGAACATATAGCATTCCAGTAGGTATTGTTAACATAATGAATATTGTCGGTGAATGTCAGAATGTTGAGAAGTTCACGCCAATGGCAATTAAGAAAATTATCAATGGTGAGACTCTAGATATTCACACCTACGATGGCGATAAGATTGGAAAGCGTTATTGGCTTTATGCAGGAAACAAAGCATCTGCATTGCTACATGCGTTGTCACAGGAGTTCCCACTGCCATCAAACGCAGACAAGCCTTTGAGATTTAATATCGCAGGGGATGCTGAGTATTCAAACCTTGAGTGGGCAGAGAAGATTGCAAACATTATTGGTAAGCCAATTAAGTATCAGCTCGTAGACTCTTCTATTTCTAGACCAGGGTATGACTCAAGCTATGGGCTTGACAACAGTAAGCTTGTTGAGTCTGGCTGGGTACCGCCACATGATCTTGATGAATCTCTAAGAGAGATTGTAGAGTGGTATATGGAGCACCCAGAATGGCTATAAGATATTATTGTCGTGCATGCAATAGCGATAACCTAAAGACTGGTATAGATCTTGGTATGCAGCCTGTTGCAGGAGCCTTCACAAAGGATGCTGAGCGTATAGACCTGTATGAGAACAAGATGCTAATCTGTATAGACTGTGGCCTAGGACAGCTATCTGTTGACCTTGAGCCAGCAACTCTTTACAGCAAGTATAACTGGAGGACTTCTACTAGCAAGTCATACATAGAATATATTCATGACTTTGCTGATAAGAATATAGTCCCACGCATTCGTGAAGATGAATGGGTCCTTGAGATTGCTAGCAATGATGGCTATCTTTTGAAGTACCTCAAGGATAAGGGTATTGATGTCCTAGGAGTTGATCCAGCTAAGAACATATCAAACTATGCAATTTGTAATGGTGTTCCAGTTATCACTGAGTTCTTCAATACTGAGGTGGCACAGGAAATTCTTAGACTTAAGGGCAGTCCAAAATGGATTATTGCCAACAACGTTTTGGCACATACACCAGACATTCAAAGCTTTATGGCTGGCATTGCTACGCTTGCTAACAGCGATACAATAGTCACGATTGAGAATCCAACAATCATGAACATTCTTGATCATGATCATTTTGATGTTATATTCCATGAGCACTATTCTTATTTGTCTGCACATGCTGTTGCGAAACTAGCAAATAGATATGGTCTATCTCTGTTTGGGTTGCAATCAGTTTCTCCACAGGGTGGGTCAAACAGATACTGGCTAAAGGTTGGGGCAGACATTCAGGATGATGTGCGTGCTGCTATACGTGAAGAAGTTCAGTACGGACTATTGAATGAAGACAAGTGGAAAGAAGCACAGTCAAGAATCAATAATAGTATTAATCAGTTTGCATCAAAGGTTGAAAGAATCTGGCAATCTGGTGGAACTATCTGTGGAGTTGGAGCATCTGCAAAGTCAACTGTAGTCCTTAATTTTGCAAAAATTCCACAGTATAGAATTTCTGCAGTAGCAGATGATGTAAAAGAAAAGCAGGGATTTAACATTCCTGGACCAAACATTCCAATTGTAAGTATGGAAGATATGCTAAAACTTAATCCAACTGATATAATAGTTTTTGCATGGAACATTAGAGAAGAGCTTGAGAACAAACTCAGAGCTCTAGGATACACAGGCAACGTCTGGGTATGGAACGGAGAATAGATGTACGAGTATTATGTAAATGAAGTAACTAACGTAGTAGATGGAGATACCATTGACGTTGTAATTGATCTAGGGTTTGACATCCTATTTAAGTCACGTGTACGTTTGGCTGGTATTGATACCCCAGAATCACGAACAACTGATAAGGCTGAGAAGGTTCTAGGACTTGAAGCTAAGGAGTACCTCAAGAAGCACGTAAAGGCTGCTAAGAAGGTTGTGATCCGTACAGAGAAGATGGATTCATCTGAAAAGTATGGTCGTATTTTGGGCTGGGTATATCTAGATGGTGAGTCTGAGTCTATCAACAATAAGATGATCAATGATGGATATGCATGGGGATATCTTGGAGATACCAAGGTAAAAGACTTTGAAGCACTTGCTAAGCAGCGTGCAAAGTCAACACAATCCAAGTAATAACTAATAATAGTATAATAGTATTATGGAATACTTACTTGGTTCTGTTATGACTCTAGTCATACTGTTTGTTGCAGCAAAGAAATTTAGTAGCAGTAAAACAATGAAGGTTAGAGTCAATATAAAGTATAATCAGACCAGGGCATTTGAGCTGTCTAGACCATTAAATCTTATAGAAGAAGTGATGAAATTAGTTACTAATAAGATGGTTACTCAGGCAACAAAGCACCATGACTCACTTCATGTAAAGGTTGTTATCGCAGATAACGAGGCATACTGGATCTCAAACAACAAGTTCTACGTCGCTGACGTGATGGATAGAATGGTTGTTCAGGAGTCAGCACGTGAAGTTGACACAATGGTCATGGATGATGTACAATTAAAAAAGATAAGCGAAATCGTAGAAATACTTAGAGAGGAAGACGGTCATGATAGTAGTAGTCCAGGGGACAAAAAGCTTTAGTGACTATTCTGTATTCTTGTCTGGGATTCGTTCTGCCCTGCTAAATAGGGATGAGGATGACAAAGAGTTTACAGTTTTTACGGCAGGCCCATTAAACATTAATAACATGGCAATGGAGTTTGTCAACGTTACTGAGCGTAGTCTTAAGTCAAAAGGTATTAAGACTAAGCTAGTTAAGATTCCACCAAAGTGGATATCAGAGAATCACGAGGATATTGATTTCTTTGGTTTCTTTTGTAAGACGAAAGAGCCTGTGTCAGATATCGCTACTGATATGAATAAAAAAGATGTAAACGTACAAGTTTACAGACAATACTAATAAGATTCTCAAATAGAGAAAAATAAAAACAATACACGCAAGGAGTGTAATCTAATGAACATTAAGTCTCTAAAGAAGATGGAAGAGATTGTCAAGAAGAACAGATCTCTTTCTTGGAATGGTTGGGATGTTGTAAACCTCATTCCAAATCCAACTGCATGGAGCAAGCAGGATGGTGCATTTGTCCGTGGTCGCTGGTACATTAAGCAGATCTTCCCAGTCACTGAGACTGGTTGGGAAATTCCCAATAGATTCGTGGGGTAGTACATGGCTAGAGCTAAAGACAATTGGAAAGATACTGCCAGATGTAAGAATTTTGATACAAACCTATTCTTTGACCAGTACGAAGAAGACCTAGAGCTACGTGAAGACATAGATACGCTATGCTCAATGTGTCCAATGGCAAGACTATGTTTTGCAACTGGAGTATCGCAAAAGGCTTGGGGTGTCTGGGGAGGTATCTATCTTGAAGATGGAGAAATCTCAAGAGAGTTCAACAAGCATAAGACTAAGGCTAAGTGGGCATCCACCTGGAAGTATTTGACGGTGGACTAATGTCTCTTTGGTTAGTAGAAAAAGCTATTATGGTTTCTCCAAAAAGCTTTAATGATGAGATTCTTTTTAGGGGATCTTCTGACTTAGAGTCTCAGATGCTTGGAATAACAAAAAGCAAGTTTGATACATTCACTATTTTTAATGCTCCTATGGAGGGGCATAAGAGTCTGTATGTTCATGCAATGCTTGAGGATGGTTCAGTATCGTTCCCAGAACTGGGTATAAACCATATCATTGGTCGTGGAGACTATGTTGCATACAGATCAGAACTAGTTGTTGACATGGTTGGTGATTCAATCAAGAAGAAGTATGGGTTTTCACACACACCAAGATCTTTTGGTACTGGTGAAAAGCTGTATGAGATAACCGCAACTATTCGTGATGACTACAAGATCTCTATCTATGCTAATAGTGAGCAGGAAGCCCTTGATACCGCAGATGGAATTGACATTGCTGAATGGAGACATCCAGATGTTCAAGAGGATGCACATCTGACTGATAGAAGAATAGTTAGACATGCAAGATGGGGAAACCTGTCAGTAAATGAGATTAAGGATTAATATGTATACAGACTCAATGAGAAGGGCCTTTAAGTCACTTGCACACTATGCACCAAAGGGATTTAAAGTAACCTTAGTTGACAATGATACCTTTATAACAGTTAAAGCAAGTGAGCCAGATTTCATGAAGCTACTTGACGAAGACAAGCGTCGTGCTGTAGAATATATGGTGAGGGTTAAATCAGCCCTTGAAGATAATGGAGCCATCGTACTTTTGGTACGAGAAGGTGGAGAGGACATTTAGTGCAAACTTTTTTGCCGTCTAAGGATTTTGATACTACTGCTAGTATGCTAGATTCAAAAAGATTAAACAAGCAGATTCTAGAGTGTTACCAGATTCTAAAGGTCTTGTCTAACGATGACCCAAAGGCAGGTTGGCGTAATCACCCTGCAGTCAAGATGTGGCGTGGCTTTGAGCACACGCTGTTTACCTATGCCCTCGCAATGGTTGCAGAAGCTAACCGTCGTGGTATTAAGACAGACAAGAACATGGACAACCTAGTTGCACTGAGGGTCGCAAACCTAAAAAGGTGGGGGCACGGATTCCCAAAGTGGTACCAGAATTCAGAAGAAATGAAGCGTATAACTGTAACCCATATGGCTAGACTATTTGTTAAAGATCCATTCTTCTACGCACCATTTAACTTTTTTGTAGAGCACAAGGACAACGTTCCTTGCTGCAGCCACTGTAATTATTACTGGCCAACACACGTAAGCGATAAGGTAGCAGCATGATAGAAAACATTATTATTGCAGTATTGTCAGGACTACTTCTTATATGTGTCTATGTTGGTGCATTGCTAAAGAAGAAGTCTATTGACCTAGCATTAAAGAATGCTCAGGCTCTCATTGATAGAAAAATCCTTGAGGATAAGCTTATACAGATTAACGAAGACAAGCGTCTTGTCGAATCTGAAGAGTTTATGAAGTTTATGATTTCAAGTAGAGACTATGCATTTACATATATTGAAGCAACTCAAGAAGCACTAAAGGAATTTGCATCAATTATTGATCCAATAATTAAATACCATCATACATACGGCACTGTTTTGGGGGAGACTCCTCAATGGAGCCAGATGGAAGAGATTTCTAAGGCATATAGTGACCTAATTAAGGTACTGCCAAAGGAAACAGAAAGCTAATTAATTAGCTAAGTATATATCCTAGGAGGAAATATGAACAAACAACTAAAAGCAATGCTAGCATCATACGGACGATCAGTTCTTGGTGCAGCTTCTACACTATATCTCGCAGGCGTAACTGAGCCACAGGACCTTGTTTGGTCTCTTGTTGGTGCAATTGCACCTGTAGTTATTCGATATGTAAATCCGAATGACCCTGCATTTGGTCGTGTACCAACTTCAGATGAGGTAGAGGTTGCTCTTGCAGCTGCAAAGCCAGTAAGAAAGGCTCCTGCAAAGAAGGCAGTAGCTAAGAAGGCTCCAGTAAAGAAGCCAGCTAGCAAGTAAATTAAATATAGATTGGGCAGGCTACTAATGTGTGGCCTGCCTTTTCTTATGCTATAATAATATTGTCTCTCACACAGGCTATCGTTCTTAGGATGGACTAGTTACCTATTTTATGACCGTGCGTCTCGCAGGTAGGATGTCTGTGTGGGAGATTACTTAATTCCCAAATCCTTTTGTCTCTTATCAAATGCTTCTAATGCCTTAGCATAATCATCTTCAAGCTTTGATGTAAGGTGGAACTTCTTTACCATCTCTTTAATAATGTAATATTCTTCTGGCTTTTCTACAGGGAATGCATTGGCTGCACCACTAGAGAAGTTAATGTCATGCTTAGCACGCTCAATGTGGTGTGCTAGGTGCTGATCAATTTGCTCCTGAGTCTTTAGGATACACTCTCCAGTGCCCCCAGAAAGCCTGTAGAGGTGTGGTAGAACATTCGGTAGGTCTTCTGTTACCTGCTCAAATGTGAATGGCACTATGCGGTCTATAGCAAGCATTGAGCCGTAAGTATAGCCCTCCCACATACGAGATTCTTGGTACATAGATTCCTTGATGTACTCTTCCTTTTTATCACGGAAGAATGCCATGTTACCTTCAACAATTTCTGGTCTGCCAGCAATAGTTGCACCACCAAAACCATAAGATGTCTTTAGTATCTGAGAGGTCACTGAATCAACAGGGTCTCTAAGAATGGTTGTCATGGTTACGCCTGGAAGCTCTGCTCTAAACAGCAAAGGCTCGTGACAAAGAATAACCCAGTTATCAGTCTGGCTCCACTCACCTGCTACTCTTGGCTCAACATGATCACGTAAGTTATGTCCATACATATCTCTTACTAAATCAAAAAAGAAAAACCCACCAGTTCTTGGCATGGTATTTAGAATAATTTTATACATTATATTGTCTCGTTTCGCTGTGGGGATCAGTCATGATGTCCGTTGGGTTCATTACTGTATATCCAGAATTATTAGCAACTTCAAGTAAGGTATTTGCAAATAGCTCATCACTAATTATAGCAGAGTTGTCTAGGTCAACCTCAACAACCTCTTTGATCTCAAGTGTTACTGGGTCATACTTAATAAAATCTATGTATTCTTCTATTGTTCTAGACTTGAATGCACCATACTCTTCATTGTATGTGTTCTCTGGATTCTGGAATATAGACTTATACTTCTCGTAAGACTCTAGGTTAGCTGCCAAGATTCTAGCCTTTTGCTCTGGCCTATCCCACCTGATGTGTCTAACAAATGGATCTACCCCAGAATCATCTGGTCTCCAGTAGTTAAAGTTATTGGTGTACATGTGAATTGGAGACACTACATTGTACCCAGCAGTCCATGCACGTAGCATAGAAATCTGCTGTTCAAAGCACTGAGCCATCTCCCATGGGAATGGTGCCTCTCTAAGATACTCTGTATCTGCAAAAACCATGTTGCCATTGTAAAACTTTTCAAGAATCATTGTGTTCTTTGGCTTTTGCAATACCTTACCATTTAGTGATATTGGGTAGGGGAAGCTGAGCATGCCAGCAATTCCTTCCCACTCACCACTATCTGCACATGATGTTAGTGGGTCAGAGATTAGTGGGTCAGACCAGTGATCAAAATAAATAGTTTGTGAATTTATAACGCTCTTGCCAAATGTTCTGTTGGCTATAAGCAATTCAGTCTCAAGCATTATGTCCCAATTTTTTCTAAACTTAGTATGAGAATCAACTTGCATGTAATACTTCTCATCTGTTAAGAACTCATCAGTGATTGTTCGTTTAATCTGACACAAATAGTTTGGGGCATCATCACCATGAACCTTCTTAATGTGTATCTTTGCTTGTGGAATCTTATTCTGCAGGGTATCAATCATCCAGTCATCTTCAGGATAGCCCTGGAAGAATACGCCAAACACTATCCTATCCTTATCATATGCCTGATTGTAGGCAGATAGGATTGTTTCATACACAAAAGGATCTCTCCAGCATGGTATTGCTACAAAAACTTTATTCATTATCATGTCTTTCATATTCACGTTGCTTGTGACAATTCGAACAAACAACATCACACTTCTTTACTTCTTTCCAAGCTGCATCTTTTCCATATTTGCGAAGGACACGATAGACTAGGTCAATCTTCTTCACCCCTGGACGATGATCGAACTCAAGGATATAGTGTGGGTAGCGAACTTTGCAGTCCTTGCACCCCATCTTCTCCTTGTAGGCCTGAAACTGAGAGTATTGATTCATTGATAATATTATATCAAATATTCGGTATAATTGTTCTATGAAGCTAGAAGGCTACGACTATGATATCGATGAGCGATATAGGATGCTGCTCCAAAGAGTAGACGATATCACTTCTGAGATATATACTCTTGGTGCCTTTGAGCAAAGAAAAGCATTTATGGATAAGATTAGAGAAATTATCCAAGCCAAGGACATTGCTGGCGATCAGATTGCCGTAGAGGTGTTGTGCTGGACACTAGAGCAACTTGCTTTTGAATCATAAGTCTGGTATACTATTAATCTTACCCCAAAAGAGGGTACATTGTTACACAAATGTAACAATTTGAAAGACAAACTTTTTAATACAATTGTATAATTGTATCTATAATCACAGAGGAGATATCATGACAACGGTTTATTCAAAGCCAGCCTGCGTTCAATGCGAACAGACAAAGAAGTTACTTGACAGAAACGGTGTTGAATATACTGTGGTAGATATCACACAAGACTTGCAGGCTTACGACAAGATCGTGAGCATGGGATTCATGTCAGTTCCAGTTGTAGTTTCTGGCGATCAATCATGGGCAGGATTCCAACCAGATAAGATTAATTCTCTTTCATCAGAAGCTGCCTAATGTGTCCGATAGCAATATTGCACACCCAGGAGACTCAAGATTTCATTGGGTAGATGAAGTAACTGGCGAAAAGATGTCAGCCCTATGGGTAAAGACATCTGATGATAGCCGTTTATCTGACTTTAAGTATAAAGTTTCAGAGCATATACAGGGAGATATCTACTCTAACAGGCTGGCAGAAAGCATAGATGGCTTTAAGATGCTTGATACTGTGACACAAATAGAAGACTTAGACCTTCGTGATGATGCCTTTACCTCTGACCATTCAGGAAAATACCATGTACTGTTTGCAGGGTGCTCAATCACGTGGGGTACTGGCCTTGAAAAAGGTGAGAGATGGATTGATCTTGTATATAAAGAAATAAACAATAATAAGGAATGCTCTGGACTCTTCAATGTCGCTCAGGAGGGTGATGGGATTCAGTCTCAGGTTGGGCACATATTAGAGTACGCATCCAAGTATGGCAAGCCTGATCTGATTATGTTTAACATACCAGATTTCTGGAGGCTGATTGTAGATGATGGGGTCTATAGAGTATATTCTGGAGAGCATTCCAACTACTCGTCTGACTCTCTTGCAAAAATGTTAATCAGTATAGGAAAGCATTACTATAAAATTCTTCAAGATTTTTGTGTAGCAAATGAGATTAAGCTAATATCATTTAGCTGGGACACAGTTACAAATAATATATTAAAAGATTTTACAGACTTTATATACATTGATAAAGATTATCTAGATAGACTTACATTCAAATATGATGATGGTGGAGAATACTCCATGCAAGCAAGGGATGGGCTGCATCCAGGAACAGCAGCAAACAAATCTTGGTCAGAAATAGTTATAAATAACTATCGATCTAGAACTTGACACACTAAGCATTCTGTGTCATAATATATACAACTAATAGAAAATGGTGTAATAGTGAACTGGGATTTAATCTGGGTAATGCTATCTGATCCAAACCATATCGTAGTAGATTTTTTTTGGAATACTATTTATGAGTTGACAGTTGCAATTATTTCGTATAGAGTTATAATTAAGAAGCTAGAAAAGAGATTTAAAAATAATGACAAACAAAATTAAAGTATTGGATGAAGGATATGTCAGACTGGTTGACACTCTTGGAGATGACCTTAGCATTGTTAACGCTGCTCGTGTTAGTTATGATAAGGAAAGTAACGAATTCTCTGAACGAGATACAAAGCTCATTGAATTCCTTATTAGAGAAGGACACACAAGTCCACTACGTCACACAGCCCTCACCATGGAGGTTTACGCACCACTCTTCGTCGCAAGACAGTGGTGGAAGTACGCTGTAGCTTCATCTCATGTTGATGATCAGAATGGTTGGAATGAATCATCTCGTCGCTACATTACAGAAGATGAGCAGTTCTACATACCGTTGTCTGATGAATGGCGTAGTAAGCCAGAGAATAGTAAGCAGGGTAGCGGTGAGCCAATTGATGAAGAAAAGGGTGCTTGGTATTTTGAGAAACTAATTCAGACAGTAGCGTCTGGAAGCAGCCTATATCATCAAGCCATGGACGATAACATTGCTCCAGAACTTGCTAGACTATTCTTGCCAGCATATGGAATGTATGTTCGCTGGCGTTGGACTGCATCACTACAGGCTGTAATGACATTCCTAGATCAGCGTCTAGAGCATGATGCACAATGGGAAATTCAGCAGTATGCAAAAGCTGTTAACGACTTGACAAATAACGCATTTCCACGTACAATGGAACTATACAAGAAATTTAAGGAGAACAATGATTAAGCCACTAGAAGATAAGGTCCTAGTAAAGCCAGTAGAAGAGGCTGAAAAGACAAGTGCAAGCGGTCTCATTATTGCAAGCACAAGCAATGAGAAGCCAACAGAAGCTATTGTGATTGCAGTGGGTCCAGGCTTTACTGCAGCAAATGGAGATAAGGTTACTATTGATCTTAATCCAGGTGACAAGGTTATCTATTCTAAGTACTCAGGTACTGAGATTGAGCATGAACACCAGAAGTTTATTATCCTACCTTACCGTGACATCTTCGCTGTAATTGAGGGATAATGCACACTGGAGAACTACTTGAGGTTGTATTTGGTATTGAGCACATCATTGCAGAATTCTTTTGGAATGCTGTGTTTGCACTGGCTGTACTAGGTTTGTCTAAGGCTCGTGCATTGCGTAAAATCCACAAGTATATTGATGATAGGCATGAGGTGAAGCATGACAAGTACTGAGTTAAAGTGTAACTGGCCATATGGATATTTACACATCTCACAAGACTTGCTGGATGACCAGAAAAAGTATCAGAGAGCAGCAGTATATAATGAAATCATTAAAGATCTTGAGTCTGAGCTATATGCAAATAAGGATGAAGATCAATTCTATGGGTATGCTATCAAGGCAGTAATCGAACGAATACAATCCAAGATATAAAGTTTTGGGGCAGTAGTTCAGTCGGTTAGAGCACCACTCTTATAAGGTGGTTGTCGTGGGTTCAAGTCCCACCTGCCCTACCAACTCTCCATAGCTCAGCTGGATAGAGCAACGGACTTCTAATCCGTAGGTCGTAGGTTCGAATCCTACTGGGGAGGCAAGTGCTATAATGAATAATATGATAAAAGTAATTAATAATTTTGTTTCTAGAAAACAAGCACAAGAAATAATTGACTTTATCGAAAGCAATCTTTCTGCTTTTGTTTATAACGAAGACAGAAAAAGATACATGCTTCGTTTTGGGTATGATGAAGAGTTGCCTGATCAAGCAATCCACTCAATGGAAATCACATTAGAGATAAATGAATTGCTGCTGAGTATATTTGCTAAAACAAATAACATTGTTGGTCCAGAGCTATTCCTAACCTCGTGGTTTATTTCAAAACAAATTCCAGGAGCAAGGCTTTTGCCACACAAAGATGGCGGTATTGGAATCAATGAGCATCTTGAGTATACTGCAATGCTTTATCTAAATGATCTTGATAACAATGGCACAATCAACTTTCCAGAATTAGACATAAACATTACCCCACAGCTTGGGGACCTAGTTATATTTAGATCGCTTGACCATGAGCATTCTGTATCAGAGATAACACAAGATAGATACTCATTGCCTATGTGGTTTACTAAAGATGAAAGCTTAAAGTTTAATGGATAAGATTTTTATAAGCATTGCTGCATACCGTGACCCACTTCTGGTAAGAACTTTGAAGCAGGCATATGAAAAAGCAGATAATCCAGATTCACTTATTTTTGCCTTGGGTATGCAGTATGAGCCAGAAATATATCCAGACTTATCTTTTATCCCAAGAGATCAACTAAGAATTATAAACTATCACATTCCAACTAGACCTGGTGTCGCTAGGATCAGATATGAAATAGCTAAGTCTTCATATATAAATGAAAAGTATTTCTTAATGATTGATTCGCATATGATATTCCAAGATGGATGGGACACATGGTTAATTAATTCACTAAATGGCTTGGGTGATAAATCTGTCATCACTGGTCTTGGTGAGATTCATGATGGGATAATCAACCTACAAACATGCAGAGTCATTGATGGACAAAAAGATTTGGTGTTTCAGAGAAACGAATACCACATTCCTGTGTCTGATGAAAAGTTTATTAAAACAAACTATATAACATGTGGGTTCATGTTTACTTATGGAGACTTTCTTAATGAAGTTGGGCTTGATGAGTATAGCCATTTCGATGCAGAGGAGCCATACCTTTCATGGAGAACATTTATGTCTGGATGGGACATATACCACACAACAGAATGGGTAATTAACCATTCCCCAGAAAATTATTATGACGATGCATGGGGAGGGTTTGAGAGTAGAAAGTTTGTGAGAGACGATCTTGAGCAGGTAAATAGAAAATTCTTAATCCTGCAGAAGGGGTTGGCTTATGTCTACAATGACTACTCATACTATTCTATAAAGAACTCTACAAGAAAGCCTGTAGACTGGTTTTTAAGCTGTGGACATACTGAAAGTGATTATGCAAAAATTAGTGAATATTTTGACAAAATCATACACAACAACCTAACAGAACGTGATATACTAATATTATGACTATTAATCAAAAATGTACCTTTTGTGGTAATGAAAATATGGCAGAGATCAAGTATGGGTTTCCTACACCAACTATGATTGATCGTGCAAAGCAAGAAATTATTGCTCTTGGTGGACTAAATAATTATGGTGCAACACACTATTGTTACTCATGTAATGAGACATTTCCACCATCTGAATGGCCAAGTGTGGAATAGATCACACTTTTAACAAATGGCTTGACAACACCCCTAATAACCTGATATACTATATAGTAAGTACAGACACCCTTTAAAAAGGTGTCTTTGCTTTTCTAAAGGAGGAAGCATGATACAACCAGAAAATAATGGCAAAATCGGCTTAGCTGGTATTGCTATTGTCGTTATGTTGGCAGTTGCTTCAAGTGCAAACGCTAACGCTGTTACCGTTTCCCCCCGTCTACAAGATAACGCAAAGCTTGTAAACGCTACGGTAGCACCTACGCCAAGCCCGTTAGAACAGGCTACAGAGATAGCAAAAACCGTTTCTAAAACTAAGTATGACACTAATGACATGCTTACGGCTGAGGAGCTCAAAGCTGTACTATTCAGCGTTGGCTTCCGTGGCAACAATCTAAAAGAGGCATGGGCTATTGCGATGAAAGAGTCAAACGGGAGACCGTTGGCACATAATCGTAATTCCAACACTGGAGACAATTCATATGGAATATTCCAAATCAATATGATTGGATCCCTAGGGCCAGACAGATTAGAGAAGTTTGATTTGAAAAAGAACTCAGACCTATTTGATCCAGTAGCTAGTGCTAAGATTGCCTTCTTTATGTCTAATGGAGGCCAAGACTGGTCTGCATGGCATGGGATAACATCAAGAACTAAGGAGTTCATGAAGGATTTCCCTAGTGGTTCATAACCTAATACACAGAGTTTACCCTAACCCAGAAAAGTTTTGGATAACAATCGAAACCGAAAATCTTTTGGGTGGGGTAAACTTTGTTAGTGATGGCATTAACGAGTATTTATCTATTCCTTTTGAAGACATTAATAGGAATCCATTTGACTATGAGGATTCAGCAACAAGGTACTCTGTAAAACTAATAAGATATATAGTTGACTCCGATATCAGCAAGTACATGTCTTTAGATGGCATTGAAGAGCTGGTACTTTGTAGAGTAAACAATCCAGATATGTTTGAGTTTCCAGAGCAAAGATATGCAATATATTTCCCAGGGACAAATGCCCTAGCAGTGGGAGAGCATGTTCCAGTTGATAAGCGTGTATTTGAAACTAATCAAATATTCGTAGTGCTATTACTTAAACAGTAGCCCATTTTATTATGTTGCACTGACCATGAGATGGTCTTACATTTTCAATAGTATCTAGCCCACCCTTTGATAGTGGGAATACATGATCAATGTGCAATGACTTTTCCCATCCAGGCTTACCACACTGACGCTGGGCATCAAGATCAATTGGTCCAAGACATATATGACACTTGGCACCATACATCTCTACAACCTGGATATCTGAGTAAAGACCAACCTCACCCTTATATCTTCTTCCACGTCTATTCCCTCCAGGGGTACGCTGTCTCCAGGCCCTACGAAGGTCGTTAATGGCTCTATTACGTTCTAATCTCTGCTGCTTCCAGTGGGCTCTCATCGCCTCTCTACAGGCCTCACAGGGGGCCTCTCGCAGCTTTCTGGTGTGGGTGTTGTATCCAGACATAGTCCCACATTTGTTTATATTATTAGTCATTATTCCTTATTTTGTGGGGGCACAGACTGAGCAATCGTCAATGTCACAGTCTATACATACATCATTCATTGTGTCCATCTTTTGAAATATTGTTTGTTTGTCTCTATAGTCAAAGTTAAACGTTATGCATGCAACGTATTCGCCACGCATACCCAAAATCCATGCAACCGCATTAAGAATCTTTGATTTCCAATTTGGCATATCTAGCACTGCCATAGATACTGGCTCTTTATTCATTCGAACCCACTCCTTCGTACATCTTTCTATATGTATTATGCCACAAGTCAGACCACTTTGTATTAAGATCTTTTACCCATGGCTTATCTTCTCCAGCAAAATGTACAATCAATGGATTTGGATTTAATCTTGCAAACACAGCAATCTCTGGATCAGACATCCAATAATGAAAGCTGTTAAAAGAAAATGATAGTGGACTCCAGACATCAATGAAAACATGATTCATTGCATCCTGCTCTGGATTTCTGGTTGGTCCATACTTCTTAACGAACTCAAGCATCTTCTCTTCTGCCTTAGAGTCTCTCCAGTACTTTAGGTCAGCAATGAATACTCCATTGTTGAAGTATGCCCTATCTGGATCATTGAATACCTGAACATTCATTGAGTGAAACTCTTCTATTGCGTGAATCTTATTTGTAGGGGTAAAGTTTATGAGTGGTGAGATGTCTCTGCATACCACGATGTCTGAGTCTATGTAGATTGCCCTATCATAATCTGGCAAGATAGACCCAAGAAATATCCTGTGGTTACAGTTCATACTGATATGTTCGTATGAGTGTGCCTGATTTGCATCAACCATCTTTATGTATTTTGGAGAACATCTAAATTCAACATCCAGATTATCTGCAGCAAGTGTCTTCACATACTCATCATAGAGTGGCAAAACTTCTGGGGAAACAAGACAAACAATCTTAATCTTATCTTTACCGTGGTAGTTGTCAGATAGTGACCTCAGAGATACCTGCGATGGTATCACGTAGTTCTTATCAAAAGATGTTACAATTACTGTTTTCATACGTATATTATCTCATATAACTTAGTTTTGTGTATGATGGTATACTTATATTATGGATCTTCATGAGGAAATTGGCAACATACTATTTAAGATAGGCCAGGATGTCAAGATACACAAGATGCCAGACGGGCATTTGATTATTGACATAAACTATGAAGACTATGTTGAAGAAATCGTTTGCCTTTTTGATGATTTTCTTGACACGATTTCGGAATGAGTTAACTTGAGCAAAATATCTGATATAGCAGGCCCCTATATCAATCAATTTAAAAGATCCCCAGTGTGGGTAAAGATCGTTGCCTCCCTGTGCATCCTTTGGCTTACAATGCCAATTGACCCATGGGACATCCTCTTTCCATGGCTTGCCTTTCATGATGACATATTCGTTGCTGGCTTGCTCCTAAAGCTATTGCATAAGTACGGGGGATTGCCAGATGAAGACCCTACAACACCAAAGGATATCGTTAGTAAGCTTGTTAAGAAAAAGCACAAACACTAAATGATATAATAAGATAGATTAAGAAAGAAGTCTTTATGAGAATTAGCTGGATGCAAAGGTTTAACTGGGACAACAGCTCAGAGGGATTGCTTGATATGGCAAAGACTCTTGATGACGCTGGCGTGTACTCAGTGCTACTTCCATATGGATCGAACAGCCCTGATTATTTCACATGGCTACCAGACCTTATCCACAACACCAACAACCTTAAGTTTATGATGGCATTAAGACCATACGCACTTACCCCAGAATATGCATCTAAGATATATAGAACTGCATTTGATGTTTTTAGAAATAGAGTTACACTAAACGTTGTGGCTGGGGCACTGTCTCCAGAAGAAGAACAGTATACATTGAAATACTACAACGGCAATCCTGAAGATATAAACAATATAGATAAAAGGATCGAACTTGCTGATAAGTGGACAGAAATTTTCTGTAGCATTTTTAATGATAACCAACCTGGTCCTGAGTTACCAGAAATGTATACCATAGCCAACTCTCCTAGGACGCTAGAGTTAGCTAAGAAGTATTGCCAATATGCTATCCACTCAGATGGCAGAACTGAATACAACGTTGCCAATGCTGGATCAGACCTAAAACTAGTAATGATAATTGATCCACTTATCCTCAATGACGATGGGACTTCGGACGTAGAGTATTTGTGGCAGCCCACTCAGCTGGAGCAGGCTAACAACAACAAGGAACATAGAGAGCAGCACCATGCCATCCGTGGGACCTATAAGCAAGTGAAGAATCAGTTGATTGATATCTCCAATAAGTACGGCATTGAGGACTTTTTGGTTCACACTGACCAGGCGGATATAAGCAAGATTCTTAAATTAGTTAAAGATTTATCACTATAAGTTCGGGCGAAAAGTTCGGCGGTATATAAGAAGGCAATCCAAGCCACAGGCTTGACAAATTCTCCCATCCGTGAGATAATAAGTATATGAAACCAGATTGCCCTAATTGCCATAGTGGTAGCTGCTACCATCTAGACCCAATTATTACCCTAGAGCACACAGATACGTTTTTTAGAGTAATGCATGCTGCAGATAGGTGTGCAGGGGAATACTGTACTATCCATAATCGCTCTGACCACAACATGAGAAGTTATCCACAATCATGGCGTGGTGATAGGGGCATTATGGAAAGGATTTGTCCACATGGTGTTGGACATCCTGACCCTGATGAAATTAACCAAGACAAAACACACGGATGCGATGGATGTTGCTATGAATGATATTGAGAAGCTACAAGAGATTAGCCGTTTGCTGGATGAAGCATACCAGCACTACTTTTCCTACGAAGGCCACTGTAAGTCCTCTGAGGGCTGGATTAGCGTAGAGTATGGAAACTATTGGGATCGCTCTGACAATCCCTCTGAGGTCCCTATTAAGAATGTTTGTATCTATTCCTATGTATTTTGCACAGAAGGTCGTAGCCAGGACTTTGCCAGCCTAGATGAAGCACTAGAGACTGTACGTGATTGGCATACTAAAGAGATGGCTTATGACTACAATGCTCCTGAAGAGGTAGCAGCACGTGAAGAGATGGATGAATGGGCTGCAGGTTGGGTACAGGAAATGCAGGATAGTGGTAAACTAAGTATACATATTGTGGGGGAAGACAATGGATAAAGCAGAGTTAGTCATCCAGCACCTAGAGCGTAACCTAGGTATAGACCTTAAGAAGAGTAGTAATATGCCACAAGAGTGGTGTTTCCAATTTGCTAGAAAATACACACAGTATCTAAGAACACAATTTAACGTAAAGGAAGAAAATGGATCTAAATAACCTAGCCAACATGCGTCTAGAAGACTTTAACAAAATCGGGGAACAGGAATACAATAGAGGATTCCGTGCAGCCCTAGAGACAGTAATCAAAATCCTAGACAAGAAGCCTTGTGAGGACTACCTAGCAGATAATGAGTGTGAGCACGACATCTGTTCCTATTCTGCTGAACTAGCGGAAGGACTGATGGGTGTCAAGAATAACATTCAATAAGACTTGGTATGGTTCTACTCATATCGTTATATTTAATAAGCTAGCCATCTACCTAGGTAAAAAGGGTGGATGGGGCATTGGCTTTGAGATTGATCCTAGAGAGCAGGCCTTGACTATTGATTTAGTTAAGTTCTATATTATCTTTGAGAAGGTATGGGCTGACTAAAGTATGTCTTGATATGGCTCTCTTACCATATCCTTCTTTGCTGTCCAGCAAGTGATAATGACATATCTCTCTCCAGACTTAATGTCTCCAACAGCGTGATCTGCCTCTCTACCAACCTGATAGAAGAACAAGGCATCACCTGACCCAAGACTAAATGTCTTGCCCACATTTGGGAACATGACCTCTCCACCTACATGGAAGTCACCTAGCTGGATTATTGATGTGTGGGTACAGTTACCAGCACATGGGCCATCTTGATCTGAATGGGTAGCCATGCCTACACCAGGGTAGTACTTCAATAGTCCAATATCGTGGGGGTATAGTAGAGAACCACTCTCCTGACTCAGTAGTACTATATACTTCCTCATAATAGATAAGAACTCTTCATCTCCTACATTCCATATCATCTGTCTGCCATCATAGGCTGGAAGGCTATGCTGATGTCTTGCCAAGTCCTTTGAGTTGATAAAGTCTATTAGCTTAGATACATCTTCTTGAGATACAAAGTTAGGAATAATTTTCATACTATAATTATACTATGGAAGAAGCAATTTTGTACGTACTATACAGCAAAGAGTATCATGCTGTCAAAATAGGCATAGCAGATATAGCTAATAGTAGGTTCAAAGCCCATAGGACCAAGGGATGGAAGGTCGTAGCCTATTGGCACTTTTTCGAACGGTATAAAGCCAGAGCCGTAGAAACTATAGTACTAAATACACTAAGAGATAGATACGGATACTTCCTAAGTAAAGAACAAATGCCCTATGGGGGTTATACAGAGACCTTTGACGCAAATAAGGTTACACGGAGAATGATCATACGTATGGTCAATAAGGCAATCAAGACATCAAGATGAGTCTGATACCCCTGAATTTTATACACATAGTTATCCACAATTTGATACCTGATTTGGTTGATTTAGTATAGTTATCCACAGGTTTATCCACAAGTAGATGTTACTGAGTATAATTTCTCATAGGGTTAAAGTGGAGTATTGTGGAGAGATATGGGTAATGGAACGCATAAGATCGTAGGGCCATCGTAATCCTACCACAAATTGACCCATTTGTCAAATCGGAATATCCCCAATTGTTACCAAATTGTGATATCAATCATAGTTACCAAATTGTTATATTTGACAAATTGGGATATCTATGCTATGCAGATTTGGGGATTTTGTAGCTATATCGTAATAAAAAAATTTGTCCAAATCAAGAAAAATGTTATATATAAATTAAATAATTTGATATAACAATATCCTAATTTGGACAAACCTCAAGAGATGTTTCTCTTATTAGTACTATAGGGGATTATTGGTATCTTTCGTAATACCCCCGACTAAATGGGGGCCACCCCAGGTAGTAGTTCTACCATGATCATTGGATCCTTTCTACTTTACATTCTTATCGGTCTTATCAGATACCTGGCTCTGTGGGGGTAGCACGGTAAATGAGAAGAGTTTCTGAATCCCAGTATACTTAGTAAAGGCATGCCATACAAATAAGGATAGTTCATTTCCATCAGCCTGCTGCTGTGCAGCTGCTTTGGGATAAGCTGCTTGAAAGAAATGATTGCGAGGACTCATACCTTAATTATATCATCCCCCTATGACAATTTGACAAATTAGGGATAATGTGATATAAAACTTTCTGGGATTTTTTGGAGCTGATCGTAATGTGTTTGTTACAAAATTGTTATAATTTGATATCCTCAATTTGGTAAACTTTCTGGGAATTTTTTCCTACCATCGTAATGACATTTTGTCAACTATTTGGATATAACGATTTGGTAACATGAGTCGATCCCTTTCGGGTATCAAATAGGACAATTAGAATAAACTGCAGGACCATCTTCGCAGGTGCAGAAACCAAATTCTTCTACCTGAGTATCATGGGTTAGTTCTGCTAGGTCTGACCAGTAATATACCTTATCCATTTATCTTCCCCAATACTATTTGATATGCATCAATGGCTCCCTCAAGATAATCATTAAGACTATCATTGATGTCTAGCCCTTCCATCTCTGCCTTTAGTTCTTCGATTCGTTCTTTCAAAAAGCTTTCCATTATTCTCCTACCTTCCAATCCATATTATCAAATATGGTAGACATTGTCAAGTGCAAACTGCAATCACAATCTCCTCCGTTCATATTCTCTATGAAGTCAAAGTGTGAATAGTTATCTTCATATATCTTAGTAACCAACTCATGTACTGCATATGGGGTGCTCATGAATTTGACATTATCCAATCTTCGTTAATGGGCTCATCTTCATAGCAACCACAACACTCAACACAAATGATTTCGTTGTCCTTGCTACAGGTTGGACACATAAAGGCATCCATAGTCATCTCAGGGTCTTTACAGAACTCGCAGATCGTTTCTTGTAGTTCTGCTAGGGTATAGTCTCTAAGGTGCTTATCTACCTTGTACATATGTTCCATACTCCTTGTCTGCCGTCCATTTTTCAATCTCTTCTGAATCCATATCTGAGATATCAATCATTAGACTATTTTCAAACATCCAGTCTCTTACCCATTCATATAGGTGTTCAGTTCCATATTCTAGGGTAAAGGCAGGGGTATTCTCAAGTAGGGCATTCCATACAATATCCTGTGTGCGGATATATAACTCTTCATCTGTATAGAAGTTATCAATGATATCCCATACCCATAGCCATACAAGGCTAGGAAAGAGAGTCTCATTAAGTGTGCTTAGTTTATCTAGGATATCTCTTAGGATACCTAGTTCTTCTTGCTTGGGGTTGTTTGTCATAGTTCTATTCTACTCGTTATCTAGGATTTCGTCAAGTGCTTCAAAGCCTGTGTCTTCCACATCTACCCCTGCCAATAGCAAGTCAAAGGTTTCGTTGATAAAAGACTTAGCCTGCTCTGACTTAGCCTCTACTACACCTGTGCTCACCAAGTAAGCAAGTGGCAGACCCAAGTCGTTGTATTCGATAAAGTCTTGGAACTCTTCGTCATCACGATACATTAGCCAAATCTCAGAAAGAATGTTAGCCTTATTATCGAATGTAGTTTGTTCTGAACTCATTGTTTTCCTTCTCTTCCTGTGCTGCTTCTGCTAGCACTTCTAGTCTCTTGTAAGTTGTCTGTGGTCTCATTCTTGCGATATAAATACCAACACGCTCAATGTCTAATCTCAAATCACAAATCATATTAGAAATCTTTACAGCAACTTTCTCCTCATCTGTCATACCTCTATGTGTCATTGTTATACCTCACTTTTCTATTGTATCAAAAATAAAGGAGGAGGGCAAGTAGTGAAAGTAGGAAATTTCTACCTGCCCCCCTCCTGGTGGTACAGCCAACCCCTTAGCTGTACACTATCCTAGGGAGTATTCTCAACCTAGGAATTCTTGGTATACCATACCATTGGTTCCATATATGGATGCACGTCCTTAGCTGGGATAAGACTGTTAAGCCACTTAGTGATTGACTCTGGGCATGCCTTGGCCTCTTCTAGGAATGCATCTACACCTGTCCAGAAATCAGTCCCATACTCTTCGATGGGAAAGTCTGGAGCAAGGGCCCTAGTCTCAGCTAATGTTAGTTTAATTAATTCACCTTCATACGTACGGGAACCATCTCCATCAGCTACATATAGATATACCTGAATAGATAGGCAGTCATCATAGATGGTGCCCTGGTCCTCATTCCAGTCTTCAGCATAAAAGATGTTAAGGTCATAGGCCTTAGTTGACTCATAGGTGAACTGTGTGTTAGTCATTGGTGTACATAGTCCTTTCACGCTTCTTAGATATAACATTGACTTCAACATTATAGAACATGGATACGACATCTAAGGCACTGCCAAAGTAAGCCAGATCAATACCAGTATCATTATGAATGTGCACTAGGTCATCAGCTAAGCGTTCTAGATACACTTCGTCTTTAATCTTCAATTGGGGTTCCTCTCTTATTGACAATCTTCATGGCCACAGCAGTCTGGGCAGGTTAGTTCTCCGTCGTCTTCAACGCATGGGAAATCATATGTGTTACCGCATTGCTCACAGGTATCCATCTGAAGGTCTACTTCATAGTCTGTGTCTTCTTCGGCAGGCAGTTCAGTAATAAAGTATCCTAGTCTATTTACAAAGTGCCAACCATTGTAAATACCAGTTCCACTGCCAACGTCTGTATAGGTCCAGATGCGGTTCTGTGGGATTGATTTGACATAGTCTACTTCCTCACCGTAGGTTTCAAACATCTGCTGGTCAGGTGTAGAAACAAGATGATTAGGCATTACCTTGAATTGTTCATCGAACTCTTCCCAAGTTAGGGATACTTGTTTAGACATTAAGTGGGGTCTCTCTTCCGTACTCTCTGATTACGTCTTCGAACTTATCTTGTTCAAATCCGCCATGTTCATCAATGATATCAGAAAACTGCTCTGCTGTCAAATCGTTTGTGTCTAGTACCCAAACAGGGTGGGTAGGGTCAACTTGCCACCAATCACCATTAACATTAGTAATATACTTAGTCATCGTCTTCCCCCTCATTCTCAAACTCTTCAACGGTAATGCTATCAACACCGTCGTACATCATGTCTTCCCAGTTCCAGCCAAACTCTTCAGCCTGTGCGGTAGTCTCAAACTCATCGTCATCACTTTCATATGTAAATGTGACAGTCGTCTTGATATAGTGTCTAGCCATTTATTTATCCTATCTTTCTTAGTAATGGAAGTCTACAGGAACAAGATACCAGTTATTGGCTCCGTTGTCAAGTTCTTCAAGCAAGTATTTTGGAGAGGTTGAATAGTTCTCTAGGTCATAGAAATAGCTATCCTGATTCCAAGTACCGTTTAGCATTTTTGCAGCGGAATTTATGTAATAGATAGCCATGTCCCACCTATTAGATAGAACATCAGGGTCAGAGATAAACTCATCTACAAGACCAATAAACTTATCAAAGTCTAAGTGTTCTTTTACTCTCCCCATTTCTTCGCTACGAGCCTCAAGAACATTTTGGATAACACTACGAAACTGGTCAGGAGCATTAGCAAATGCAACCACATCATTCCAACTATTTTCATACTGGTTAGCAGGATTAGAATTCCAACGACCACCACCAACAACATACCAATCGGACCAACCACCTAGTCCCTCACTTTCTGAATACTGCTCATTGAATGTACTTTCTACAGAACGGAATGCTTCTTCTGCACTCTCTGCCTTTACTGCTACATGTTGCAATACATGCATGGGGTTTTCCTTTCTACTTTCTAATACCTCAATTTTACACCCTACCTCTGACAAAGTCAAACGCCTATCGTAATTCGGGAAAAATGTTACATGATCGTAATTAAAATATCATGATTAAAAAGATAAACTAATTTGGGGTCGCCCCATTTTTGATCGTTTGTCAAGTCAGCTTTTATAACGATCCCACTACGGGGAGGCAGTTTTACATGTTGCCCAGCATGTTTTATTATGCGTTAGCCATTACGCCCTGCACAACTTTTAGCAGACGATTCTTTTCTGCGTTTATCATTGGGTCAAATCCACTTGCACTTGCAAGAATAGATTCGTTAGAACCACCACGTGCTGAGCGATACCAGTCTAGGCGTTCGGTTAGAGCGTTGAAAGCACCCCAAGAGTTGCCAGCAATCATTCCGTTGAATTGTCCAGTGTAAATGTCGTTGATGACATCCACCTTGTTTTCCCACTTCTTGACAGCACCCTTAGTGTCCTTGTCAGGCTTAGGATAAGCGGCAAGAATGATGTCGTTGAATTGCTTAGCGGTGACTTCTTGCGAAATCATAGCGTGTGCCATCTTGTCGAACTCATCCATGTATTTGTTAGCAAGACCAAGAGTCTCACGTGCAACGGCAATCTTGCCCTCTGCGGTTTGCGTGTG